TCCTTAACTTGCTTAAGGGTAGCGCCAGGAGTGGCAATCTTGTTAGATTCGTCGTCTGGTCTTGAGTTCTCAGGAGTAGGACCCCCAAGATCTTCGTAAGGAACGCCGCCAGCTTGCATTGGTTCAGCTGGTGCAGCGTCTTTGGTTACTGCGTTTTCCATTTCCTGTAAGTTGCTATCAGCGGACATTTTTATTGATTAAATTTGTTATAATCTATATTTATTTATAAATCAAAGATTTGATAAGAAATCATTGAAGAGATTGAGTTTGTGCTCTTCAAGTGCTCTTTGATCTACAAGAGTATTAATTCTCTTTTGAGTTTTTTCTGCGAGTTGTTCACGAAGAATTCCTCCTTCCCAAACCCACTCTTTTCCTTCCATAATTCCCTGAACAAAAGCATCAGGTGCAGAAGGATCAGCGACGATATCGGCAGCAGTTGCCAACATGAAATCTTCGCCAACAACTTTAGCGCCAGTACGATCTTCTCTCAAAGATCCAACACCACGAGAAGAAACACCAAGCATAACACCTTCATCAAGAAGAGAAGATGCGATTTTACCCATAGGTGTATTCAAAATACATGCTTTACCTTTAAAATTATTACCTTCTTGTACCAAAGAAGTAATCTTATGAGAAACGCGATCAAGATTTACTGTAGGTCCGTCAGGATGTCCCAGTTCTCCAAGAGCACGTCCTTTCTGAATAAAGTTTTCGTTATAACGATTTACTTCATTAGCAAGAGTTTGTACTGGATACATTCTTCCATTACGATTCTTGATTCCACCTTGAAGAAATACCCCTTCAATATATAACTTTTTGTTAGATCCTTTACCTTCGGTAATAATCTTTACGTTTGAAATTTCTTCTGTGATGAGTTTCATTTTTCTTAGTTTGTAAATGCTATCTGAGATCCGAATACTGTACCAGCACTAATTGGACCACCTGCTGCCAGTTCTACCACAATATTTGAACCAATTTCTTTCTCAACAGAGAGTCTTTCTCCACCTGCCATATGAATTTCATAAGATGCAGTTCCTGCAATAATTACTTTTATTGCAGCGGAATTTGTATTAATGATTGATACCAATCTTGCAGAATCTAAATCAGCAGATGCACTAAAAAGATCTTTACCAAGACTCGCTGGTTTTACAGTCATTCTTCTGTTTCCTCTTCTTCGGGGTCATTAAAAATTAGATTTGCAGCCACAGTTGGTTTTGCAGCATCAATTCTTTCTGCAGCTTTTGCATACAACAAATTTTTGATTGCATCACTAACCTCAGACGCAGAAGAATCTTGTGCAATCAGACTTACAATACTATCTTCCATAAAAAATAATGATGTATATCTTTTATTTATATCTCTGCGGTTTTTCCGTCTACTTCAGTAGTTTCTCCTTGCTTTTCTAAGTCAGGTTCTTTCGGAGTAGTTCCAACGCTCATGGGATCTGCAATTGGTTGTCCTGTGATAGGATCAATTGTCGCTGGATCTGGAAGAATTCCCTTTGAAATTTCGTCTTCAATCTGAGCATCAATTTCAATAATTTCTTGATCAGTTTGGCGAAGAATTTTTTTCCTTACATATTCGGTAGAATAAAACTTACCAATATAAGGTTCAATAGTTGCAAGATTAGTCAGTCTGCTCTGAATCATCTCAGATTCTTTGAGTTCAGAAAACTGATTGTCATATAAGAAATCATACTGAATATGATCACTCATTTCTTCCCAATCTTGAAGAGTAATGACATTTTTCAAGATTAATTGGGTCTTGAGCATGTCATTGAACATCTGAGAAAAACGCTTTCTCAAACGACCAACAAACTTGGCAAATTTGAGTTCATCTCTCAAAATCTCAGAAGAGCGACCAAGATTAAAACCACCATCAGCAGCAATTCTTGATTCTGGAACCCCAAGTGCTCTATACAGTTTCTTTTGGAAGTATTCAATATCTGCAAGTTCACCAAGATTCTGACCACCAGGAAGTGTAGTGATTTCAGTTCCACGACCACCTTCTCTACGTGGCAACCAGAAATCTTCCATCATAGACATAAACTTGCGATCATCACGAACTTCACCAGTCTGTGCATTATATGCAAGTTTATTTCTGTAACGAGACATAACCTCTTTGAGGTATTGCTCTGCTTTTACCTTAGGAAGATTGCCAACATCAATATAAAAAATTCTACGTTCTGGTGCTCTGGATAATCTGTAGATAACCAAAGAATCCTCAATCATTCTAAGTTGATTGAGTGCTTTAATTGCTTTGTGGAGATATGAAAGGACTGTACCTTTATTTCTATCTACAAGACCAGAACTACAATAAGCAATAGAATCTTTGGCAATTTTTACAGAGTCTTTTTTGCCACCCGACCCAGCAAAAGTTCCACTAGGATAATTTTTTTGAGGTGTATAAAGGAAATACTCTTCAATTTCTGGTTCTACTACAGGATTTTCTCTTCCTCTTGGAACTATTGAAGATGTATTTTGAATCGCTAAACCTTTTTTATCTAATTTCTTTTCTTGACGGATATATTTAATCTTCATAGGATCAATATATCTTAAATCCTGAATACCTGCACCAGGATTTTTAAGATCAATTACTTTTAAGTAATAAACTCTACCATCAATATACCAATTTCTAAAAATTTCGTGAGATTTTTTATCAAAATCTAAGAGTTCTTTGATATATTTAAATTCTGCTCTAATAATTTGCTTTAAACGATCAGTGCAATTTAAATTTGAAAGTTCAATTTCTACTGGCGAATCGTATAGGTCACTAACGATTGCTTCATTTACAACATCTTCAATGGCACCATCCGCTTCTGGATGAAGTGCCATTTCTCGGTATCTTTTGATTAGATCATGTTCTGTTCTATAAACACCTTCAACATCAAGGTAAGAACCATAAAAACCACTACTAACATAATTATCAACCCCGTCCTCATTATTTTGAGGAACGGGGGAAACAACTGAAGGTGATTTTTCAATTACATCATCAAGTGAAAAACCAAAAAGGCGAGCCATCTTATAAAACTTTTGACTTATTATTGACTATTTAGTTAATGTCTTCCCCGCCAGAATTGACACCCTTACCTCTGACTGCCTCCCACCAGGTAACTTGAAGTTCAACCTGGAATTCTTGGATGTTTTGACCTTGATCATATCCAAGTTCAATAGCAGTTACCTGAGTTGGGAAAACATCATAGAAATGATATTTTCTAAGGGTATCTCCATTTCTATCTAACTGATAGACAAAAGCATCAGCATGATATTCTGCAGGATTAGTAAGACCTGTGTTATCAGAAACACGATTGATCGTGTTCATCCACTTTTCAAATGCAGAACGAATGGAGAAGTCTGTATCGTTGATAACAGTGATTGTCCAGGTATCAAATGTGCGATCTCCTGCAATCTTAAGCATTCTCCCTCTGAAGGGAACTTCAATAGGAGCAACATTTGAAGCAGGAAGGTTGGCAGCTTTCGTTAAAAATCTTGCCTTGTTAAGAATATCATTCAAACCCTCAACATTAACTGCATCGGGAAATGAGAGTTCACATTCAAATAGATTTGAACGAGCACCGCCACCAGACAACTTGCTTTTGAAGTCAGTAATCTTTCTTAGTGGGGGTGGATTGAGTTGGTTTCTTGTAGCCATTTAAGTTAACCTCTAAGTTGATTAATAATAATAGACTTATCAGACGTTACCGACGATTTCGCTGAACGAAACGCCAGTTCTAGTAGCAACAAAGGTGAGACCGATGAAGTTAATAGATCTGTTAGGTTTGATGAAGATGTCAGCGACAAATTCATTATTGTCAATGACAGCAGCGGTGTTGTTTGTTTCATCGCAAACAACAACATAATCAAAGATACCTCTCTTAGACTGAACGTCACGGAGGAATGGTTCAACAATGTTCACAAAGTTAGTTCTTGTGATTTCATCGTTGAATTCAAAGAGTTGATCTCTTGCAGCAGCAGAGATTGCATCTTCCAAATAGATGAACAAACGACGGACGTTGATTCTATCAAAGGCAGACGATTTTGCCATGCCAGTCTTGTCTCCGAAGAGAACAATTCCTTCGCCAGGAGAGAAGATGACAGGGTTGATTCTGTTGGAATACAGAATGTCTCTTTGTACTTTGCTTGGGTTGTATGGCAGTTTGACTGCGTTCAAGATAGCTCCTCTGGCAGTACCAGCAGGAGAGAACCATGGAAACTGAGTCAGGTCGTTTCTAGCACACAGACCAGCGATGTCTCCATTCAGAGGAACATAGCGGAATGTATCGTTAAAACGGTCATACATGTACTTGTAACCACTATCAAATACTCCGTAGGAGGAAGAAGTGATTGGACCGTAGAAAGAAACTAAGTTATCAGTGATTGTAGTGTCACTATTGACGGTTACCTCTCCGACAGCACTATCGTTAAGGAATGCTTGTCTGTAGGGGGAGATAAATGCGATAGCATCCTGTCTTGCTTCAGCAACGGCAATCAACTTGTTAGCAAGTGCTTGTGCCTTTGCTTCGGTGTGATTGCCAGAACCCATGAGGAGGAAATCAACTTCATAAGTATCAGCATTCTCAAAGAGACTGTAACCAGATACCAACTTATTCAGTTCTGGATCAAACGAGGTAGTACCAATACCAGTACCTCCATCATAATTTCTACCATTTTTGAGGGTCAGAGTCGTGTTACCAATACCAGCAAACTTGACTCCCTGAGCATCTTGATCCCAACCAGTATCAGAACCTTGAGTAAAACCAGTGCTGAAGTGAGAAGTTACAATACCAGCAGGTGCTGAACCACCAAAGAGGTTGTCAGAGTTGGTATACAGGTAAGATCTCCAATAGGCAGTGCTTCCAAGAGAGTACTCAGCATCTTTTGCCTTGGACAAAGCAACGTGCTTCTCAAGAAGTGTTCCAGCGTTGCCAGTTACATAACCCTTGTCATCATAAACAACAACGTGAACTTCATCAAATCTGGAGTTTCTGGCAGCAGCGTAATCAGAAGTACCAGGTCTTTCTACAACGTTATTCCACTTAATGTTTGGACCAGTGAGTTCAATTTCCTGCTCGTCAAACCAATCTTTTGGAGTGTTAAAAGTGGAAGTAGTACCTGCACCAGAACTACCATTGTGGAATGACAGAAGTCTAGAAGCATCAAACTTGTAAAGACCGCCTGGTTGATAGTCAACCTCAGTTTCTGTACTCGCAGCAGAAACGTGAGAGAGAACTTTTACTTCAATCTCGTAAGGAGAACTAGAACTACCATCACCAGAGATACCAGTGATAATACCCTTGAGATGACCATCAAGTGCTACGGTTGTTCCATCTGCTTTAGGAAGAGTTCCATCAACAGTCTGAGTAACACCATAACCTACTGCCAACTCGTCAGTATGAGTTACAACACCAGAGATGATTTGGTCTGCTCTACTATCAATAATAGCAACTTTAAGATCATTTGCCCAAGAACCAGGATTCTTAGCAGCAAAAGTTACGTTCGTAATAGTATTATCTTGGTATCCAAGTTGACCATAGTGCTCATTACTCTTGATTTTAATACCGGTGGTATTTAAACCAGCATAAGCATTTTTGAGGTTGTCATCATCCGCTCTGACAACACGCATATTTCCACCGTATGCAAGATACGAGGATGCGACCATCCAATACTCGTATTGTTTTCCTTGGTTGTATGACTCTCCGAAGGTTTTTAACAGACCACCCTCATCTGTGATGAGAATAGGGTCTTCAACAGGTCCCTTAGCAAAAGGTGCAACCAGAGCACCAACGGCACCGCTAGTGGCATCTGCTCTTCCAACTGTAAGGTCAACCTCTCTAATTACAATTCCAGGAGATGCTAGGTTAAGTGGCATCTTTAAGTGCTCCCATTCCAGAATTTATCTGAAATTATTTATTGAAAAAGCACTTTTCAGCGGGGAAACGATGCGTGAACTCTACCAATCTGGGTATTCCCACACATTGCTAGATCCTTTATGTTTTTTTACTCTATCAATTGTGCATACTTTACACTCATATGAATATGCAGATGGCAAAAAACCTCTACCTTTTCTTGTTAGATAAAAGTCATCTATTAAATTTTTAACTTTTCCACATACTCTACATTTTCTTTCTGATAATAATATGTGATCTAAATTAATTTGATCGTCCAGATCCATTACATATAATCCCACATATATGAACGATCTCCATATTCGTCAGTATGCCAATGATCACCATTAGAATCAACAAATGATACAGATTCTCCTAAACCATCATCTAAGAATCCAAACGGTGCCATGTCCTGTTCAATTTGATTTTTTTGCTCATCATAAATTCTTTTGCGAACATCATTGTCTGTCATCTCTTTAAAATACTCTTGTGCAACTAACCATGCAAAAATAACCAGACACATTGCAAGGTCATCATTACAACCTTCTTCCGCTTCAAATGAATTATGTCTCTGAGCAAAAGTTGTCAACTCTGAAATAATTTCATAGTCTAAAGTAAGAAGTTTATATTCTTCAATAAGAGTCTTCAAGTTAGAACAACCAAGTTTTTTAACTTGTGCTGTTGTTCTAACTCCCATTTGAGATTTTTTACCTGAGAATCCGTGACCAACAACTTGACCAGCACGACCTCTCATCGCTGCCATGAGCATGTTCTCATACTCAAGATCATAATGTAAAATATTTGCTACCTGTTCTCCAATATCATTTACTTCTACTAATACCCATGCATCATTATATCCTTTCGCAGTTTGTTGAATGATGTTTGGGAACAACATTGGTTTAATTTCATTGTTCCTATATTTGCCAACTATCTTATATGGAAACTCTGTGATGTCAACAACAATAAATGCAGAATAATCATTCCCCAAACCACGAGCAACATCAACAGTAATGAGATAATTATGGTCTTTTTTGCACTCTTCATAGATATCAAGACCAGCATTTCTTTTGATAGGGTCTTCATAAACTAAATTTTTTAAAATTGATGGATTAATAAGGGTGTTTACCGATCCTAAAAATTCACATTCAAACTCAACCTTGAATTGCTGTTCCGATGTGTTGGCAATAGTGGTTTCTTTCCACTTTTCATCTCTACCAGGAACTTCGGACCAATGAACGTCAGTTGGAATATACTCATTCTTTCTTTGTTCTGCATCATGCCACATACGGTAGAAATGATTCATACCGTGTGGCGTAGATACGATGATTACTTTGGTGTTTTTACCAGAAGTAATAGTAGGATAAACAGAGGCAAAGAACGAGTCAGCAACATGATTTGGGACGAACGCGAACTCGTCGAGAAAGAGGATGTTGAACGACATACCTCGGACAGCACTCGCAGACGTAGAAGCTGCCAATATCTTACTGCCATTCTCCAACTCCATAGAACCTTTGTTCCAGGATAATATACCCTGTTGCATCCATTTAGGCAAGTTCTCGTATGCAGTTTGTAATCTACTGAGAAGTTCTCTTGCGGTTGCTGCTTTGTTTGCCAGAATACCAATATTTACGCTGTCGTTAAAAACAGCATAGTGCAAAAGATAAGATACCACGGTGGTAGACTTACCAGTCTGTCGTGGCATCTTACATATGTTGAATCTGTTATTGTGAAAATTATTAATTAACTTTTCTTGAAAATTATATGGTGAAAACTGAGTTAAACCCTCATCAAGAGAAACAATCTTAATATAATTGTTTGCAAAATA